CAAGCAGGCAGCGCTTCCACGATCCGTCCGGGCGGATCGGCCCGTCGCAGTAAGTGGCAAATACCTGCGTCTCGCACCCCGGCATGGGATCTCCGGGGACACCCTCAGCGACGGGGGCGACAACCAAACCCAGTCCGGCAGCGAAAACTGCTCCAGCCAGCATGGCGGCAATCGTCATCACGGCCCCTTCCGTCCAGATACAAGCCACTCTGTACCGCGCTCTTGCGGGAGTAGGCAGGTCTGTTGCGTCTAGAGCGGTCGCAGTATTGCCTCTTCGTCTCGGCCGAATCGTCCCGGCGGCTCGCCATTGTCGAACTCCACCACGACGTTATCGCCGTCAACCTCTGTGACAGTTCCGGCCCAGTCTGACTGATTGATAACTCGATCCCCTACGTTCCACGGCATAGAGGCATGTCTACCCGAAGTCCCTGTTCGCCGTGGCGAAACTGTAATGACTAAGTTATTACGCATCCGGGCATCTGTGGTGCCCGCCAGCCCATTAGCGCAGCATCGCGGTCTGCACCCCCGTTTGCAATGGTTTTCGTATGGAGCAGACGACCATACCTCCGCAAGCCGATCCGGCGTCACGTCCAGCGCCGAGCTGGTCCGCCCGATTGGCGGCGCTCAAGTCGCGCCAGGTACCCAACGACGACCCCCGTGTCGTTGAATGCAATGCGGCCCTTGCTTACTGGCGGTGCCGACGCGTCATCGACACCGAGCGCGCGCTGTTGGACCCCCGGCACGTCCCGGCGCTGGCTGACATGCTCCGCAACGCTCATCAGGTGGTGGCACGGTGATCGCCAAGAGACGCGCACAGCGTGGATTGCCACCGCCCGCTCCGCTGGCACCATCAGGTGCCCCGGCTCCCAAGGCCAAGGCATCCCAGGCGGAGCTAACGATCCGTCGCCGGAAACGGATGACCAACGACCTCGGTGCCGGTGGCAACAACTGGTCTTTACCCACCGAGATTGAGTCAGTATGCGGTCCAGGTGCGCGCTTGGTCTCGCAGCTTCCGGAACCACGCGTGATGCGCCGAGACATCGAGGCCGTGGTCGATGCGATCCACGAGATGATGCATGTGACAGTCGCTCTGTTGGCCGAGTCCAAGGCCTCCGACCCGAGCACCACTAGGCGGCTGGTTGCCGATCTGACGGTTCGGCCACGCCTTCCCGAGATCACCGATGAGCAGATCGTTTCGGGTAGCTGGGTACATGCCCTTGCCGCCTGGGTGGAGCCCTACAGCGGCGACCTGGCTGCGCTGCTCGGTCGCGCACTGCCACCTGGTCACGATGGCCTCAAAGGCAGCCCGTCGGCCAGCGAACGTCTTGAACGTGCCCTGCGCAGGCTCGATTCGGCGGTGCTGGACCTCGAACGCCACATCCCGAAAGTAGCTGCCCGCCAGGCCCTTCCGTCGATGGAATCGCACAATCGCCAGCAGCGGGAACGTGCGGACGCCGCGCGTGCCGAGCGTGTTCTGGCCAAGCTCGGATCACCGAAGTGAGCGCCATGGCACCTCTGTCCAAGTGGGGTGTTTGTCCCGACTGCGCAGGTCCGTCGAGGACATGGAAAGGCAACCATCACGCATGGCGCTGTACCAAGTGTGTGGATAAGGCCATTGGGTTGCACCTTCCACCGGTGCGGCACCGTAGTGAAACTTCCACCGACGGGCGATCTCCGGCCCTCCGGTAAGCGCCGGGATCGGTGGCGGCTGGTTGCGGACCGGTCATCGATCTCGGCGCTTACTCAATGCAGACCCTCACTCACAGAACGGAATCCGATATGGCGACGACCACGACACCGCGACTAGTCACCCGAGCTGACTTCTCAGCCAAGATGCGACCGCGAGAGCTGGAGGTTTTCGACCTGGCCACTCACGAAAGCGCACATGCGATCCGAGGTTTGCTTTTGGGTGGCGAGATCGACCGGGCGGCGGTCTACTCCGGCCGAGTCACGCCCACCCATGGCACGACTCGGTTTCGACGCGCCTTCGACCGAGACAGCATCCCGCCTGTCGCACACGCCGGTCCGTGGGCACAGGCTCGATGGTTGGCCGGTGGCCGTCCGACCCCCGGTCAGGTCGATGCGATATTGGCCGATGGTGGGCGGTGCGATCAGGCACAAATCCACGAGGCGCACGCAGCCTCGGGTGGTTGGGCGGCGGTGGATCACGCGGCGGAAAACCGGCTGCTGGAGAGGTGCTGGCCATCCGTTTTGAGCTTGGCGGCTCGGATGTTTCAGAAGGTCGAGATCGACCACCTGGACGTTTTGGCGGCACTTGGCCTGGACAGGGACAGCTCCGCTTTCGGCCTTGCGAGCATCCGTTCTGGATCGGCCCCCGGCAGCTTCTCGATCAGCGGTGTTGAGCGCCTGACCCGCTTCTAACCCCACCACCACCACCACCACCACCGTCATGTGGCCTGCCTCGGGGCCACGCGGCGACACCAAAACCGTTCGACACCAACGACACCCGAGGAGCACACCATGACCGTTCAGACCCCGATTCCGACCCAGACCGATATCGAGGATGCAATCATGGCGGTGCTGCCCGCCGACGGCACCCTGATGGCCTGGCGCGACATCCGTCCGCAGATCCCCGGAACTTTCTGGGCACAATCAGCGGCGCTGGACCGCCTGCACGAAAACTATCGAGTCTCCGTGGTCAAGGTTCGAGGCCGCGCATATGTGCGACGGGCCTCCGCATGGGACATCCAAGTCGCTGCAGCCCAGCGGGACCGGGCCGCCCAGCGGGGTTGGCCCCTGCCTCGGTGCCGCGACTTCGCGATGGCGTGACCGCGATGACCGCGATCAAAACCTTGACCGCCGCGAGATCTGTTGCGGCGGTGCGATCCCGCCGACGCCCGGAAACGCCGGCCGAATTGGCGGTGATGCTCGACCCAAGGTTCGTGGTTACACCGACGATCCGGCTGTTGTCAGACATCGCGGTGAAAGCCGTGGAGCAGCCTGACCAGCGTGACATCGTGACGACCCCACCACGCACCGGCAAGTCCCGGTTGTTGGCGATCTGGACCACGGTGTGGGCACTGGCCCGGAACCCTGACCTCCAAGTCGTGCTGGTGAGCTATTCCGACGAACTGGCACAAGCACATTCCCGCGACGCACGCGCCCTGATCAACGAGCACAGCGCTGCGCTGGGCATCCGGCTGTCGCCGGACAAGACGGCAGTCGGCCGGTGGCGTGTGGACGGCCATGCGGGCGGTCTGCTGGCCACCGGCATCAATTCCGGTGTGACCGGGTTCGGCGCTGACCTGCTGATCCTGGACGACGTGGTGAAGGACGCAGCCGAAGCCGACAGCGCCGCGCACCGCAAGAGAGTGGTCAACGAATACCGGTCCACCCTGGCCACCCGCGTACACCCCGGCGGCTCCGTGCTGCTGGTGATGACCCGCTGGCACCCCGAGGATCTGGCCGGTGAGCTGTTGAAATCAGAGCCAGATGTATGGACACACACCAACATCCCCGCCGTGGCCGAGACCGGCGTGCCAGACGCCCTTGATCGGATGCCCGGTGCGGCGATGACCTCGGCGCTCGGATTCACCGCCGAGCACTACGCGGCGGCGCGGCGCACTTCCGGCGAACGGGCTTGGTACGCCCTGTATATGGGCTCACCGACCACACCAGCAGGCGGTCTGATCAAAGCAGCCTGGCTGGACACCTGGAGGATGGCAGCGGCCCCAACCCGACCTATCCGCACCATCGTGGCGGTGGACCCGTCCGACAGTGGCAAGGGCGACCGTTGCGGAATCGTCGCCGCCTCCCAGGCCGATGGCGTCGTAGCACTGATCGCCGACCGCTCCGAACCGCTCACATCAGAGCAGTGGGCACGCCGGGCTGTGGAACTGGCCGTCGAGATCGGAGCATCCGAGATCGCCGTCGAGACCTACACCGCCGGAGAGACTTACACCCGTATCGTCCGCGACACCCTGCGCCGGATGCGCCCGAACCACTCGATCATCGTCACGCCCTGGAGAGGCAAGGGCGACGCGCTGGCCCGGTCTGCTGCCATCCGCCAGGCATTCGAGGTCGGCACCTGCCGGATCGCCGGACACCTACCGGAGTTCGAGGCAGCGGCGGTGTCCTGGCAAGCCGGACAGCACCAGCCGGATGCCCTGGCGGCAGCGGTGATCGCCTACGACCGGCTGGCCGCCGCAGGCGGCGGCATGACGTTCGGTGTGCCGGTCGGCTCCCCAACCTCGCTGGCGTCCTACGTCAGCCGGAAGATCGGATGATGCTGTGGCCCGCATGAAGATCGTCCGCCGTCGCCGCCCCTTAGTCGAGGCGCTGGTCACCGAGTCCGGTGCCCGCCGACGCGCCGTAGAACGCGGTGATGACCCTGACCAATGCCCGGAAGCTCTTGCAGCGCAGGCACAAGCCAACCTCCACTGGCTGCTCAGGCAGCGCATCAGCGATACGCCGGAGGATTACATGCCCGGCTTCGGAGACCCGTTGACCGACTAACCCGTTCTCCGGTGTATGGAGGCGACGAGCACCCCGAGGGCAAGAAGCGCTGGAATCGTGATCTGCCAGACGATGAGAAGGAACATGGGTGCGTAGAAAAAGATGCTCACGAAAAACAGCCGGATGTAGTCGCCCGTGGCCGTTGGGGCGTTGTCGTGATGGGTGGCGATCAACCCGATGTACAGGACTGTCCCGGCAATCACACATACGAACGCGGTGGTCGCAATCGTCATGGCCACTACGCGCCCCGGTGACGGTCTGACAAATTGGAAGCGGTTCATCGTCCTATCCCGATCGTTGGTATTGCACCCTTGGAAGGGT